TCTATCGGCAGGGGTGTGTCGTCGTCGAGCATCTCGCCCATCGTGAAAGCCGGCAGGACAGCCGCGCTGGCCTTCACCGTGATGCGCTCGCTACTCTCGATGTATGTCTTGCAGTCGAACCCCTCGTCGATGGCATCGGCCGCATCCCATTTATCCGGCTTGCCTTCGGGCGGGATGACGATCACCACTGAACGACTGCCCACAGCCACACATGCTTTGGCAGCTGCCTCGGCGTAGTCCCAGCCCGGCGGATCGCGGTCCGGCCAAATCACGACGTCCTTGCCACGCAGAGGGGACCAGTCGGTTTTGTCGATCGGTGCTCGCGCGCCGTTCATTGCGGTGGTGGCCACGATGCCTTGCTCGATGAGGGCCTGGGCGCACTTTTCACCTTCCACCAGCACGACCTGGCGAGCAGTCGCCATGGCTGGCTGGTTGTAAAGCGGACGCGGATCGGGCGCACGCCACATGCGGGCGCGTACATCCCAGGGCCTGAACTCCTTACGGCCAGGCTCGGGGTCGTAGCGGTACACCCGGGCGATCAATTCGCCCAGAGGGGTCTGATAGTCCCAGGTGGCCGTGTACGGCCCCAGTTCATCCACCGGCTGTGACCGGGCCTCGCGCCTCGGGCTGGAGGCCATGGGCGGCGCCACGCCACACCACTGGCGCACTTCATCCAGGATGCGTGGAAAGTCGGTCCTGACCGACAGGTTGCGCGACATGGCCCAGGCATCGAATACATCACCGCCCATGTCGGTGGCGAAATCGAACCACAGGCCGCGTCTCGATCCTTCCATCTCCACCACGAGGCTTTTGCCTGCAGAGCCGTCGATGTCGCCAACATAGAACTTGCCCCCACGTATACGCCCCTGGGGGAACAGGAAAAGAAGGACCGACTCGAGCCTGTCGATCAGCGCCTGGCGCAGGGTCTCGACTTCCTCGACTGCCCCGGTGGTCCTGTCTGCTGCATCGTTGAAGTCAAAGTAGCTGTACTCGTGCATCAGGTCCCACCCCAGCAGCGTTCCTGCCATGAACAGAAGCGGCACTCCTGGTGGGTTGGCGTGGTCGAAAAACGGGGCAGCACCTCGCCCGCATCGGTGGCGCTGATGACGCGCACCGCCCGGTCGGACATGCGCTGCGCAAGCCCGCCATCGAAAGGCACCAACTCGAACCAGATTTCCTGGGTGTCCTTGTTGATGGCCGTGAACAGCGCCGGGTTCTCCGAGATCCCGGGAATACTGCCTTCCATGTACGCCTGGTAGATGGCCATCTGCGCGGCATAGACCGGCTTGGACTTGGCCACACCGGTCTTGACCGTGTCCCGCCAGGACTTGTCGTTCATGGTCTTGCACTCCCACAGCGCCGGGTAGCGCATGCCCAGATCCGAGGGACCATCGTTCAGGATGCCGTCGACGTGACCCTTGATGCGGCCGCCGGCCACGGAGAAGCCAAACTGGCCGCCATGGGCCTTGCGGGTGTAGAGGTCAAAGCCGATCAGTCGCAACCAGCGGATGGCTAGGTCTTCCAGTACATGGCCCACCTCGAAGATGCGCAGCACGCGGCCGGAGAAATCGCGCCCCGGATCCACCGGCGTGCGGGTGTACTCAAACTGCAGCGCGCGTTCACACGCCACACCCAGCCGGGATGCGCCCAGATAGTCGCGCGGCGTCTGCCCATCGCGCTCCAGCGCCAGCGCGTCATCGATGAGCGCACCAACCTGCTCATGAAATTTCGGACGGTGATTGAAGTCCAGCATCACGACCGTCCTTGCTGCCGGCCTGCGGCTTGGATGGCGATGCGCTGTTCCAGAAACTGCCGGTCGCGAGCGGCCATGCGCTCGTGTTCCTCGAGCATGCTGTCCTGGTACCGGGTGACGACCACATCAATGAGCATGAGCACCTCGTCCCGGCTGTAGTCGGCCAGTGGCCGTTGCATGCCAATGGAGCCCACGTACTCACCCAGCGGGGCCAGGCAGGATTGCATGGCGGCGATCTCCATGTCACTGGGGTCGATCATCTGCCCCTCCGTTTTGTTCATGAGCTTGGAGAAGACCTCCTGACAGGGACGGCTGCAGAACACCCACTTGTCGTTGTGACGGGATGGGTCCGAGCGGGGCACACGCGGGTTGAACCAGCCGTACCCCTTGGCTTTGCGATGGCAGACGGCACATTTCACGCAGCCTCCAGAACTTGGTGGGCGTGGGCGTCATTGGCCGCATTGACCAGCCGCACGATGGCATTGCGGTTGAAGCGGAACGACAGCAGTGCCGAAGCCTGATAGCGGGTCAGGCCGAAGTCGGCCCTCAGTTCTGGCGGCAAGTACTGCAGTTGCTTCGGCGTGGGCGACTCGTTGAGCCAGCGCCGCGTCTTGTGCGCCGAGTCCTCCGACTCATGCTCGTTCAGCCAGTCATCGGCCTTGGCCATGCAGACGGTGCGTTCGCCAACAGCAAGCAGCTGCGTGGTGTGCCCCTTGGCACCGCCAACGGCGTGCCAGCGCCCGTTGAGAAAGAAGATGCCACCCCATGCATTGAACCCGGTGGCCATAAGCGCGTCGTCACTGCCAAAGAGGTCGCACCAGCGGAAGTTGGATCGGCTGAGCAGATCGATCTCGCTCATCACAAAGTGATCGAGCACCCCGCGTGATGGGTTGTCCTGCTTTTCCCAGACATGGCCGCACAGCGGGCACTCCATGACGGCCATCGGTACCGTGGCACCGCACTCCGGGCATTCCTTGGTGGGGGCATCGCCGAGGTTGTCATGACCATCGAGGTTGACCTCCTGCTCCAGCGCGCCATGCATCAGACTTGCCGTGCCGAAGTCCAGGACGATGCAATCGGTCTTGACTATGCCCGGAAACTCCTGCGGATCGACCGTGCGCAGGCCACGGCCCACCATCTGAATGAAGGTGGACTTGTAGGAGCTGGGGCGCAGCAGGACCACGCACGAGGTGGGCGTGTAGTCGTATCCCTCGGTCAGCACGGCCACGTTGACGACAACCTGGGCGTCGCCGTTTTCATAGGCGACCAGACGCTCCTTGCGCTCGCCATCGGACAACTCGCCGTGAATCAGGACGGATTCGATTCCTGCCCCATTGAAAGCAGTGCACACATCCGTGGCGTGCTCGACGGTCGAGCAGAACACGATGGTCTTGCGGCCGTGTGCCTTGGCCTTCCAGTTGTTGATCACCGACTCGGTGACCAGCGTCTTGTTGAGGATGTTGGCGACCTCATTCATGTCGAAGTCGATCGCGGTGCGGCGCACTTTGCGCAGCGCCTCCTGCGTGCCAACGTCGATCACATAGGTCCGTGGCGGCACCAAGTGGCCGCTGGCGATCATCTCGCCCAGCGTGATCTGGTCAGCCACGTTGCTGAACACCTCACGCAGCCCCTTGCCGTCACCCCGGTTCGGGGTGGCAGTCAGACCGCAGATGGCCGCCTTCGGGTTCTTGACCAGCACCTGGTCAATCACCTCCCGGTAGCTGGGCGAGGCGGCATGGTGCGCCTCATCAATGACCAGCAGGTCCAGGGTGGGCAACTGGTCCAGATTGGCCTTGCGCGAGAGGGTCTGCACCATCGCGAAGGTGGCATTGCCGTCCCACGATTTCTCGTTGGCATCGAACACCGACGTTTTGAGGCCCGGGTTGACGCGCTCGAACTTGCTGCGGTTCTGGCCGGTCAATTCGGTGCGATGGGCCAGGATGCAAGCCTTGGCATCGGGTTCAGCCAACAGGCTGCCGGCCACGGCCGACAGCATGATGGTCTTGCCCGAACCGGTGGGCGCAACGGCCAGGGTGTTGCCATGCTCGCCGAGGGCCGCGAGGGTCCTCTGCACAAGCAGGGCTTGGCGGGGGCGAAGAATCATGGCAATTCCCCCTTACTGCGCCCAGCTGGGGCGACCCGGCACCGGCGCGCGACCGGTGGCCTGCGCATAGGCATTGGCACCACCACTGCTGGCCGGCGCACTGGCTGCCCCCGCTGGCGCACCATTCATGTGAGCGGCGTAGTCCTTGTGCTCCGGCGTGACGGCCGACTTGATGACGCACTTGTCCTGGCCGTTCTGGTCCTTATCCCAGTCCACCTTGCCAACGAACTCGATGCCCTCCAGGTCGGCGAAGCCGCTGATGCGTCGGGCGTTCTGCGCCGCCGGGCTGCTGTCGTTCGGATTGATGCCGCGTGCGGAGTTCAGGATGGCCTTGATGAAGGTCCGGCCCATATTGGTCCACTCGGCCCCCTTGGCGCTGTACAGGCCAATGAGCGACCACATCTTG